AGAAGCAAATGTAGGAAACTATAAAATGGATATACTATCTAATGGTTTTAAAATTAGAGAATCAGGAACAGATACAAATGGTTTAGGTAATTCATACCAATATTTTTGTTGGATGCAATCTCTAGTTGGCAGTAATAATATTCCAGCAACGGCCAGGTAAACCGTGTTAGGAATTACCGCCATAGCTCAAGATGCAATAGCAGCATTAGGGACACCTACAACCTTTGTTGCAGTCAATGGTCTATCAACTACTGCAACTGCAGGTAATGTTTCATTTAATATAACTGGTAGTGTACAACTTAATACAAATAACATAACTACAACACTTGGTGGTATTCAAGTTGATCCAGATGTTATTGCAGGAAGTCAATTATTAAATACACAAATTGGTCCTTACTCTGTAAAAGGAGATGCACTAGCCGTAATTCTTCAAGGTGAAAATGATCTTCAAACATCTACTGGCACAGTCTCATTAAGTATTGACGGCACTGTATCTTTAACTGGTAATAACATAACTACAGCAGCTGGCACAGCAGATGCAATATTTGCTGTCAATCCATCTGGTGTTCAGGCAAACACTTCAGTTGGTGACGTAAATTTAATTGGAACAGCAACTCTAGAATTAACAGGATCTCAAGCTACAATATCACTTGGAGAGGAATTGGCAGTTATAGACGTTAGTGTAACAGCAGCTACACTAACAGCACTAAGCACATCCCTAAACAGCGTATCTGTAGATTTAAATACACCAGTTGATTTAACAGGTATTAATATGCCAGCTTCTATAGGAAATACTGGTACCGTGGGATGGTCAAATGTTAGCTTAAATGTTACAAATACATGGACCGAAGTAAATCAAGCAACTAGTAATGTTTGGACAGAGGTAGACATTGCGGCTTAATACAAATATAATGGAGTAATTATGGCATCAGTTTTTTCAACCGATTTAAAACTCGAACTCATGGCTACTGGAGAAAATGCTGGAGTTTGGGGCACAAAAACAAATACTAATTTACAATTAGCAGAACAAGCTATTGCAGGATATGAGGCTATTTCTGTAACCACTACAACTATATCATTACTAATGTCTGACGGTGCAATATCCCAGGCAAGAAATATGGTTTTAGATTTTACTGGCACATTAGGTGGTGCAACAACAGTAAGCATACCAGATAGTGTAGAAAAAATGTATTTAATTAAAGATGGCACAACTCATGGTGGTAACACTATGACTGTAAAAACGGCATCGGGTTCTGGTTTTGCGACTACACAAGGCAAAGTACACCTTGCGTATAGTAATGGTACAAATTTATCTAATGTTGACTTGAGTTCTTTAGGAGGGCAAGTACCTTCAGCAGGTATTGCAGATAACGCAATTATAAGTTCAAAAATTTCAGCAAATCAAATAGTGACTGCATCTATTTCTGATAATCAAATAGTGACTTCTAAAATTTCAGACAATCAAATAACAACAGCAAAAATTAGTAATAACGCTGTTACGGCTGATAAACTAGAAAGAAAATTTACAATTACAACTAATGTAACTCCAGCTGGAGGATCAAGCGGAGATCTTTGGTTTGTTTACTCATAGGTTTTAAATGGCATCGGAAACGTATGTACATGATGGCAGTGCTTTTCAAGAGGCTGATCAAATTTATGTAAATGTCAGTGGTACATTTCAAGAGGTAGATGAGGCTTATGCTAATGTTGGTGGAACATATAAATTAGTTTTTGCAGCATTTGAAGCAACATCTTTTGTAACATTAGCTTCAGGTAGTGGTACATTTTCTGTGCCTGCAAACGCAAACGCAATTCATATAAAAGCTGCAGTTGGTGGCGGAGGTGGTGCTGTCAGAGGTGCTGATTATGATAAAGCTGGTGGTGAATCATCTGGAGCAGGTGGAGGATCAGGAGCGTACATATCTGATAAAGTATTTACAGTTACAGGTGGTGAAACATTAACCTATGCAATAGGTGGCTCAGGAACCGCTGGTAATAGTGGTAGTGCTTTTAACATAAGTGCAGGAGCTGGAGGCAATACAACTTTATCTGGTTCATCTGCAGGATCACTATTTACTTTAAATGGAGGCGGTGGTTCTTCAGGATCTGGGGGTGGTGTTCAAGGACCTTTAAGAACAAACACAAGAGGTACAGCAGGATCAGCAACTGTAGGCACATCTTTATCTTCAGGAACTTTTAGAGACTCTGATGGCACATCAAAAAGTTTATCTTCTTTAACAAGTGGTCCAACAAGCACTTTTAATGATTCTGGTAATGGTGTCCAGGGAGATATGGCAGGCAATGGAAACTGTGGTGGTGACAACTGTAGAATAAGTGGTAACGCTGGTGGATCTTCATTTAATGGGGCGATTGCAGGAGGTTCAGGTGGTAGTTCTTCAGGTGCTGGTACAAATGGTGGAAATGGAACTCGAGGATCGGGTGCTGGTGGAGGTGCTGCACAAGTAAATTCTGGATCTACAAATGGGGGTGCTGGAGGCTCAGGCGAGGTCCAATACAGATTTTTAAAAGTAAGATAATTGTTTTTACAACCAAAAAGAATTGTATTTAATTCTATATTAAAAAAATATAAATTAGATGATATTAAACCTACACAAATTAATAATAATGAAGAACTAATTAATCAATTAAAAATTGATATAAAACAGAATGGATTATTATGTCCTTTAGTTATAAATAATAATATACTTATAGATGGTCATCATAGATATGAAGCTATCAAAGATTTCTGTACCGAAACCTTAGTTTATGTGGTAAATAACAAGGACATGGAAAAATTACTATCCAAATTAAATAGTTATATTTGGTTTGATTATCTTGGAAAATTAGATGGCTAATATCTCAAAATGGTTTGGTGCCCCTATTTACATAACCAAACTAGAAAACTTTGAAAAAATAAACAAAAAAATTATACCTATAATATTAAAAGATATTACACCTACAAATTCCCAGTACTCACGGACCACGGACATAAAGCCAAAAGAGCTGCAATCAATAGATGATAATTTACATCAAGACAAAAGATTTAAAGAACTATTTATTGAGCTATCTAAAGTAATACAAAATTGTTTATCTAGTCAAAAATATAATTTAGATTTATTCGATATACATATTACAAAGTCTTGGGCAACATTATCTGCAAAAGAACAACACATTGCATATCATAGACATATGAGTAGTCATTTTAGTTTTGTTTATTACCCTCAGGCTAATGAACAAGGCAACCTTTTTTTGTTAGATGATGATGCACACAAAGTTGGATTAAATATACCAAAAAGAGATCCATATTTTACTGAGTGGGATCAAACAAATTATGGTAAGGCTGAATATCCAGCTGAAACAGGTAACGTAATTATTTTTCCATCAATGATATTTCATGAAACAGGCCAGAATAACAAAGAAGATCCACGTATATCTATTTCAGGTGATATAATGCTTACTATGAAAAAAGGTATAAAATCAGAGCACAATATACCGTCTCCGTCTACTTGGAAGAAGTTATAAAATGTTGTAAAATATAGTATGTCCTTAACCAATATTAAAATACTACCAGGATTAGATAAAACAGATACACCTTCAGGCGCTGAGGGTAAATGGATTGATGGTGACTTTATAAGATTTAGATATGGCCAACCTGAAAAAATAGGTGGCTGGACTCAACTTACTGCATCTCTATTAGCAGGCCCTGCC